TTAAAAATTTACCTCTAATATTTTGAGTTGGTAAAGAAGGACTAGGGCTAGGAGCAGGCATAGGACTAGGAGCAGGACCGGGGGCCGGAGCCGGAGGAGGAACTGTTGGTGGAAATCCCGGTGGATTGCTAGTATCATCTGATAAAGTAGTCGAAGGGGCAGCTGTTGATCTAGGCATTGTCTTATTATTTTATATAAATATATGCAGAAAAAAAGCGTCTGCTGTTGAGCAAACGCTTATCTTATATTTGATTATGTATTTTTAGAAGTTCAAGATACAGTAATCCATAGCAAGCGATACGTTTAGTGTAGTTGCTGCGTCTCTTGTTCCCCAATCGTAATCGCCAAAAGTAGCTGTTTTGCAATAAGCTCCTTTAATAACCCACTCACCTACGATATCACCTACAGGACCTAAGATATTTAATGTGATGTCTCTTTTATAGAAATCAGAGTAACCATCGCGGCCTGTTACTGATTCGTGAGCCAAACGAGCCCACTCCATTACTGCTTGAGCTCCACTTGGTGTGATAGGATCATATAGTTCCATTGTCATATCATTCCATCTAACTTTACCTTTTACTTTACGGTAAACGTTAATATGTTCTAATATAATTTCTCCAGCGTCGAATCCAGGAGCAGATACTTTTTTAATTAAATAAGCGGGAATACCGTCTATATACATGATAAAGCGATTTGTCACTTTCGGCTCATACGCTGTAAACATTATTTCATTTGGATCTAATAATGCCATTTTATGTTGTATTTTATTTTGTTATCAATAAATATATGGAACTACATCCCCTTATGCAGGGAATGTAGCGCCAGTTGGAAGAACGTTAAAGTTAAGAATGATAAATTCAGCAGTTTTAGTTGGTTGAATATAGATTTGACCTACTAATTGGTTACGATCTACTACATCCGGTGTATTATTTGATTCATCCATAATTACCTTATAAGCATATAAGCCTTGACGTTGTACTACTGATGATAAGTATGGATTAACTTGTGATAAGAATCTATTACGAGTTACAGTTGTATTTTGTTCGAATACTAATGTACGAGCAACATTTCCAATATATCCTTTTAATGCAATCAATAAACGACGAACGTTTACGCGATCTAAAGCTGTTGGTTTACGTTGTAATGTTTTCTGACCCCAAACACATACTCCAGATCCTGGGAATGTAGCTAATGGGTTAACATTTCCTGTATATAATGTGTCGCGATCTGTTTGAGATAATCTGCGTTCTGCACGTACTACTGATGGGATACCACCGCGGTTTAGACCGGCTGGTGCAAACCATTCAGCTCCTACTTGATCATTAAATGCTAATACACCACCTATTACTGTTGATGGAGGACACCATACTGCTTTACCTAGGTTTGAACTAAACAATTGAATCCAAGGATAGTATGTTGCCGCGTAATTACTTGAATTACCAGCAGCCTTTTGAGTAGCTCCTGTAATAGTTGTTCCATAAACTCCTGTATCTACAATAGCAATTGCATCACCTCTGCTTTCTACAGTTGCTATCATATCATCTGCATTTCCGCTAGCTCCTACTGTATCTAATCCAATACCTGGGGCTAATAGTATATTATATTGGTATTCGTCTGAGTTTGCTAATACTTGAAAAGCTTCAGTATAATCTTCAGACATAAATCCTTGTATATTTGCTGTAGCAGCATTGCTACCGTTTCCTATATATTCATTCATTAATTTAGGGCGATTAGTATCAGCAATACCACCACTAAATGAACCACCATATGAACCACTTCCTAATGAAGGTAATGTAGTACCATATGCTGATGTTTTAAAATTACCATTGTTGTCAAGTGAATCAACATTTGGTGCAACTACTGAAGCTACACGAATGTATTGAGAAGCGTTAGCATATGTACCTTCATATTCTACTTGATTTGTTGTTACGTTATATACTGGTTTTAAATCGCCAATAACGCGAGAAATATAGTTTGGAAGCTGTGGATCTAAACTTACGTTAGCCCATGTTTCTAAGATATTTTCTTGAGCTGTGTTATCATCTCCACGGCGTACTATAATTGTAAATGTACCACCAGCACTTCCTGTGTCTACATTAGTTACTTCCCAACGTACGTTGTATGCTGATCCACTAGCTAGGGCTCCACTTACCATACTTGAAGTATTATTCATTTGATCACCCCAAGTTAATGTTTCAAGAGTAAATGATGTTCCGCTTGTACCATCTGTACCTCCAACAAATGGATTTGCGACAAAAGTTTGAAAATTATAGCTATGAGTAACACTATAGTCATTTTGTATAACTCCTGTTCCTTTAGTAGTAATAACTAAATTACCAGCAACAATAGATGCTGTAAAATAAGTACCTATATTATTAGTAGCTGTATTAATAGAATAAGTAATTGCATTAGCCCATGCTAATGGAGTAGCAACGTTAGGTGCACCTAAGCCATTACCCATACCAACATATATGGTATTATCTCCACTTTGGAAACTAGTACCTGGAGTGCCATAGGGATAGTTAATTAAATTATAAGTAACTACTCCAAGAGGTGTAGTAGCATTAATTAAAGTAGTCTGCCAAGATCCTGTATCTCCAGCAGCTGGTGTAAAAGAAGCAGAAGCGGCTGTTCCTGCTACTGCTACAGCTTGGTTAGGTACAGTGGCTTGAGCATATGTACTATATTGTGACCCACTAATTATTCTAGTTACTAATAATGATTGACCACCATTATTAAAATATTCTCTGGCAGCCATTGAGGTAAAATACTCATAATAATAGCTACCACTTTTAAATACATCACCAAAAAGTGATAAGTATTGGCTATAAGTAGTAACATACGTTGGAACCATTGGGCGACCACCTACTGTAGGACCTACAATAGCTGCTCCAAGAGCAGGAGGAGCTTGTGTGTACTGGCTTTGGTCTGATTCAATCTGGAATACACCAGGGGAGAGAATAACTTCTGACATTTTTATTGATTATTTGTTTAAATTATTGTTTGGAATTACCTAACAATAAATATCTACAAACCCATACAAAACGCAGAAATAATTTAAATTAGAATGAAGTTATTTCACCAGTTTGTGGATCAATATTACCCGTTCCGTATTTTTCTTGTAATGTTGTTACTAATACACGTTCTCTTTCTCCTAATGATTTAATATCATTAAGTACATTTTCTTTTTCTTTTTCTAGTAAAACTTTTTGTTGAAGTAAACTCTGTAGTTGAGCTTCAATACTACCAAGTTCAAATACAAACTTATTGTATTGTGTTTGCATTTCTTGGATTTGTTGTAATTCCTCTGGTGTTAATTGTTTTGTTTCTGACATAGTCTTTATTTGTTTATTTTTTCCAGCGTTGATCAGGACATGCCTCTTTGCCGGGTAGTGGTGAAAATATTTTTTTATCTAATGGGCAACCACATTTAGTACACACATGAGTATCAGCTGCCTTTACATAACCTCTATGTGGGCAAGTTTCACAAACTGATATTCTATGGTTTGCTATTTGTTGTTGCTCAGATGTAGGGTTAGCAGCAGCAATCCATGCTTTAGCTATTTCTACTATCTTAAGCATTTGTTTTTTTCTTAGTTGATTTTTTCTTAGCTGCCGGATTTTTCTTAGGCGTAGCTGTCATAGTAGGTGCTGAAGGTGGTGTAGTTGGGACACTAGCTTCTGTAACTACTACAGGGGAAATTTCTTCTGCCATAGGAGTAGCATCAAAAGGTGTTTCTACTTCTGTAGGAATTTCAGTGAATGGAGTTCGAGTTTTTTTAGAAACATAAACAGCTATACCAATAACAGCTGCTACAACGAGGATAAAAAATAACATAATTTAATTTATTTGTTTGATATAAATATATACAAAAAATAGGAGACAACCAAATTTATTTTTCATCTTCTTCAATAGCTTCTATACTATGATTTTTATCTATAGCATCTAGTAACATATCTAGCAAATGACCAGTTACAGTTAATGTATCTGTACGTTTGTTTTTACCTATAACACTACTAATTGTCTCGTCTTCATTACCGAATCTATATCCTGCTTTCTTTATAAGTGTTAGATTAAACAGTTGACCACACACTACATTACCTAGTTGATCTATTCCTCTAGCTATATTGTATAGATGTTTTTTCCTATTAGGATAAAACATTGATATTATAAATCCTATTGGAAAAAGTATAATTGATAATAATATTGCTACTATAAGAGCTACCACTATGCTTCTATTAAGTATGCTGCTGTAAATATTTCATCTACTTGTGTAGAATTAAGTCCTAATACTCCCTGTAATATAGTTACTGTTGGACTGTTTCTTACAACTACATTTGCTTTTTCCCAAGCTGTTTTAGCAATAGTTTTGGTATCTATCTCCTGCTGAGTAGATTCTGGGAAGGCGTTGATAGCTGTAGTGACTAGTGATTCCAGTCCTCTAATGGCTAATTCGGATCTTAGTTGCCAAAGGGTAACTTCTGTAGGAACTCCTGCTATGGCAGTTGCTGTCAAGGGTTTCATCAGTTCTCCCTTAAAGTAGTTATCTATTTGAAAAGAGGATATTACAGATAGTAAGTGATCTCTCTCTACCTGGGTTAGGTCCGTTTGGTTTGATGCTCTTAGTTCTGTAGAAATTCTGTACTCTAAGGCAGGTTTATCTGTTGTAACACGAACCTCTAATTCACTAGCAATATACTGCCCGGCTGTAAGTTGTGTTCCGTAGATTGTTCCATCTTTTGTTGGAACGTAGTTAAAGTTGTATATCATATTTATTATTTTTGTTTACTATATTAAAATCCAAATCTAGTTTTTTGTGCTTGATAATTTTGTCTTATTTCTCCTCCTGATAACCTTCTATTATACATTTGTACTGTTGCTACTGATCCGTTCCATAAGTTATTACCTAGTGCTCTACCGTTTACTTGCACATTGGAGGAAGCTGATGTTATGCTGGCTGTTAGAGCATCTTGTATAACTACTCCTACTTCGGGTTCGCCATTATGGTATATTGACACTCCAGCAGCTAATGAAGTTCCGTCATACGTAAATGCTATATGATGCCACTGGTTATCTAAATAACCTGATGGGAAATCTACAATAACGCCTGTGCTACTAAATATAAAGACTTGGTAAAATCCGCTAGCATTTGTACCTAATCCCCATCCGGCAAATGTTCCAGTGTTTAATTGTTTTGAAAAAACATTTCTGCCTCCTACAAACGTGGTTCTAAACCATCCACATACGCTAAATAGATCCGTTCTATTAAAACCCAATGCTGCTACGTTTCCAAAGTTGCAGTACTGGTTTGTATTGTTGAAGGCCAGCGATGGTACTTTACCGGTATTGAAGGTTGGTGAGTTTGCTAAAGTACCGCTTGATTTATTAACTGCTACATCTCTCCATGCCGTTCCTGATTTAGGATAGCTGTCGTAAAGGCTAGCATCTATATTGAAGACTAGTCCTGAAGTCACAATGTTTATTTTGAAGTCCTGAGTTGATACACCGCTTCCAACTCCCATAGTAGTGCCAGGAAGTCGTCCATTACTAACTCCTACGTTAACACCGTTATATGCTCCTACTACACTCATTATGTCTGGTAATCTAATCCGTGAACTGTTAATATACACTTTTTAGCAGCGGTAACATTGACTAGGGTTGAAAATTTTAAAATATCACTAGCTAACAAGGGAATGTACTGTCTACCTGTATTATCTACAGGAAGTCCTGGAATGTTGGTTCCGTTTAAGCAATCTACGTTTCTTGTTCCTGTTACGTTGCCTGAGTTTATAGCTACCGGTACTAGTCCAATAGGCAGTACTGTAGCTCCTCTAAGAATATATACGTATACGTTAACTATTGCAGTGTCGTCCGAGCTTGCCATAAGTGATATCACACGTCCACCTGATGCGCCGGCTGTGTACCCGCTTGCTCCGTTTTGATCTGTTCCTAGGGATCCTGATGTTATTCCTGTCAAGGTTGCTACTCCGCTGTTTAGCACATTTGCTACTTTGGGTATTTGTCCTGCTGTTAAAGCCATATTTTATCTATTTTAATAATTATATGTTGTTCTAAAATTTGATACTAGTAAGTATTCGTAGTCTGTATCGGTCTGTGTTACAGCACTAGAGGTAAACGTATTGAAGGAGGATGTTGTAGTAAACGAACTTGTAGCACTATTTAAAACATAATTTGGGGCAAAAGAGGCTGTTAAAGCGTTACTTGCAGTACCTTGTAAAGATCCAGTAATACCCTGTGTGACTGTTAGCGAGCCGCTAACTGTTGTATTGTTTTGAGAGATCAAGCCATTCTTGGCTACGAATTCATTTGCCATATTTAATTAGTTTTCACTATCCAACTAATAGTTCAGTTATAAATATATATTAGATAAAAGTTGCTAGCATCTTTACTTGCCATCCACCTGGTGTAGTATTGCTAGTATTTATTTGTATATCTCCACTTACTATTACTGATTCAAATGTTATAACTGATGTATTACCTATATCTACTGTTGCATTATCATAATAGGATACGTTAGTACCATTCCATGATGTTACAAATTCACCTGCTCTAGAATTAGAGCCACTATATATTGTATATTTACCAAAAACAGATGTAAATGAGCCTGTGCTTTTAGTAAGTACATTATCTATACCTGCTTCTGTGTATGGTATTATAGCGTGATACTCTGTTAATGTAGCACCTAGCGTTAATGCATTTGCTATAGTAAAGTTAGTAGCATAAGATGCTGTATCAGCAGATGTAACTGATCCTAGTAGATTTTGAGCTGTTGTAGCATATGATGCTGATGTGGCAAATGAACTGCTTATTGCTTGTGATGCACTAATAGCCCACGATGATGTTCCTTGTAATGAACCAGTAAATCCTAGTGTTGATGTTGTTGATCCTGTTATTACTAAGCTACCAGATATTATAGCACTACCAGTATATGGAAAAGCATTTGCTCCGCTGTTTACAACATTTATAGCCCAACTAGCAGTACCGTGTAATGATGCTGTTAAAGCACTACTATTAACCCATTTAGCAGCAGATGCACTATATATTAATGGCTGTCCATTAGGTGGTATACCTGTTATTTGTACATCTGTTAGTCCTCCTAATGTTGATGATCCACCACCACCACCACCACTTCCTCCACCAGTACCAGCACCTCTAAACAATCCTGCTTTATAAAATTCATAGGATGCTGCTGTACCAAAATCAGCATCATCTCTTAACAGCATAAAACCGATATAAATAGCACTAGCCGCTGTGTTAGGTGATTCAGTGAATATTTCAGTATTCACAGCGGCAAGAGCATCAGCTTTATTTGCATATTGGGCATTTCCATAATAAACAAATAATGCTTTTGTAGCACTATTTGGAAAATAGAATACTCTTTGTATTGTAAAGTTATTTGGGGATACAGGTGTTAATGTACCCGCGTTTGAATATTGGGTTGGATCTATATCTGTAAATCCAGCTCCACCATTTGTATTGTAGCCCCAATTAGATTCCCAATTCGATCCTGATTGATAGTATCTAAATATTTTAGAAGTAGTTGTACCCACTGCTTCAACAATGTAACTTGGCATATTAGGATCTACTGTGTAATTTCTACCATCTACCCAAGAAGTACCACCACTTAATAATAAACCCCTTGCTGAAGATCCACTTTGAGATAAGGTATATCCTGCTATTTTTAATGCCCCAAATGCTTTAATAAAGTCAAATGATCTCTGTTTCCACCCATATGCTACACCTGGAAAAGTCTGAACACCATTTATTGTGGATCTGTTCTGGTGGAGCACGATACCAATTGGTATTTTTGTATTATAATCACCATTAGTATATGGTATTCCTTGAGCAAATATTTGGTTTGAGGAATTTATAGCAACAAATTGTTGATCATAAGATGATGTTAATGGAGCTATACTAGCCGATAAATTTGGCCAATTTAAGTATTGTACTATAGGATATGGATCATTTGGTATACTTGCGTTTAGATTTACTATAATACCGCTCCCACTTGATACTTGAAAAACAGTTGATGATTGAGTTGTAATAAAACCACCATGTAATAATCCTGTATATAGATTCCCCTCTAACCAACGTAAACGTGTTACATTATTATATCCAGCGCCATTTTGGCTAAAGTACAGATCGTTTGTTGAACCTGATACATAGATGTATGATGCTGATACTGATGTGTCTATATTTGTTGTTACAGGATCAAATCTATGATATCCTGATTGTCTAATATCCCCGTATACTTGTACTGATGCTGTTGGTGATCCTGGTCCTTGTGATCCTGATATTATAATACTACCTGATAATGTTGTATTACCTTGTAATGTATTTGTGCCTATTTGTGTTGTAGAGCCAGTTATATTAAGTGAACCAGTCATTGTAGTAGTACCTTGTATTGTACTAGAGCCACTTATATTAATACTACCTGATAGTACTGTATTGCCATTGACTAATAAATTACTACTTGTTAGATTATTTCTTACATTTAAACTGCCGCTAATATCTAATGAACCAGTCATGTTATGACTGTTATTAGCATTTAATTCAAATTTTCTATTTGTATTTGTATCTATACCACCTACAAAAAATTGAATAGGCATATTGGGTGTAGTATTACCAATATGTAAATGGCTACCAGTAGCATAGAGATATGCATCATTAGGACCACCAATAATACCACTAAAATTACTACTATTGATACCCATATTAATATAGTTACCATTTTCATCTCCGTTGTTAGAGGTTGCTACAACGTCTGATGAAGCTTCAGTTCCTGCATTTCTATTTCTGATATTAAGTTGTAAGTAGTTATTTAAATTACCTTTACCGCTTATTACATTAAATGAAGTTGGATGTATTTGTTCAACAAACAGTGCTTCAGGATTAGCTGTTGTGTTAACAGTTGTATTAATAATAACACTTGTTGATCCTGATTGGTATAATGAGCTAGTTGCTAGTGTAGTATCTGTTAGAAAGAAGGGTATATAAGTTGCTTTTCCACCTAATATATTTGATGCTGTTGCAGCATTATTAGCCCAACTAGCTGTTCCAAATAAACTACCTGTTAGATTAGGTATATTAGCAGCACCCGTTACCTCTAAACTTCCAGATATAATTACTCTACCAAATAATGACTGTGTATCACTAACAGCATCACCAAACTGATTTGATCCACTTGAGTATATAGTAGAAGCTGATTCAAATGAATTTACATGTAAATAATCAATAGATGCTGATATAAGTCTAGCATTGCTGGCTGTTATATTTTGTGTTACTACTACAGACCCTGATACAAATTCACTACCAGATATTGTTTGGTTTCCTTTAAATGTGTTTGAGCCAGTTGATGCTAATGAGCTTGTGTCTACTGGGGGGCTGAACTGTGTTACCCCTCCTCCACTTCCATAAAATATTTTTCCATCAACCGTATTAATAGCTAATTCTCCTGGTGCTAAAGTTCCAGGTGATGCTCCAGGTGTTTGGCTATTTTTTATTATTATTGTGCTCATTGCTTATATAAATATTAGAAAGTTCCTCCATCAATTGTTCCAGTAAAATATATTGATCCAGTGATTATTTGGTCGCCAATAAATGTATTTGATCCTGTGGTTGCGAACGATCCAGTGTTGATTGTACCAAATGTGATTGAATTTCCTAGACCATCAGCAAATTCCCCACCTTGTGTTTGGACAAGACGTGGATATGTTTCATCTATGTAGGATCCTAATAATGATGGTATTGCCATAATAATTCATAACTTACTTTAGTATTTGCTTAATAACCGATACTTTATCTAAACCATTTGTTTCACAAATATTGTTAAAGAAGTTTTTATGTTGTTGGTTCTTAATCAATGTATGAAAACTCTTTGGAGAACCATCGAAGTCTGTTTTAAAAGCAAAATAGCTTATTATCTCATTCAATGGGTCTTTTGATTTCTTTGGTTGTGGTTTAGCTTCTACTTTAGGTTGTGGTGTAGCAACTTTAACCTCTACCATTGCTTTTGTTGGTGATGGTATTTGTTGTTTTACCTCTACTGTTACACGCTTTTCAGCTTCTAGCTCATAACTGCTTTCATAAGGTACGAATAAAGTATCGTCAGCCACAACTTCTAAGCGTATTTTTCCATTCTCTAATAAATTAGCAAATTTCTTTAACTTACCCATTGGAACAATACATTGTTCACCTTCTATCTTACCATTAAAGGAATATTCACAACCATCTGCCTCTAAAAATAAGCGTACTTTAGCGTTTTTAGCGCTAGCACCTTCTAATCTAATTTCACACTGAAATTCATTATTTTTATCCTTTAATAACTTGTACATCGCTTAATGTTATTTTTGTTTTTAATTGTTCTTGTATGTGGTTTTGTATATCAGTTACCACAGCAGGTGATATAGTCTTTATTTCTTTAGTTTGAGTATTTTGTATATCGCCCATAATAAATATTAACTTTATTTTCTTCCGTACTTTGGTTTTACCACCTATTACACCTTGTGGTGCAATACCACCACTAACTGTAACTTCAATGACATTAAATACATGATTCCATATTACCCTACCACCCGCTTCAACAGTGATGCCGTAAACGTCAAATAGGTACTGTTGATATTCAGTACCTAGTTTAAAATCGTTCCAGAGATAATGAGCTTGATCCCACGATATTTTTTGTTCTGTTAGCATAACCTACTTTTATTTTAGGGGAATATTTTAATATCTAGAGTTGCTTTGACTAATAAGCCATCTGCCAATGTTGAACCCTCTAAATCCCAGACATATATTTTAATTGCTGATGATGATAACCATTCGTATGATAGACTAGTAGGTTTATCAGAAGAATTACCTGCTGTTAATTGTATTGCGGTTTTACCTGATGTGAAAGGGGTATTGCCGCCATCTGCTGTTAAAGTGTAAACACCTGCTGCAACATCACGTCCCCATGAGTATGTATACCCTGTTGTATTTATAGGAGTATAGTCAATAGTAGGGGCATTGTCAATTGTTTGACTAATTATTTGAGTTAGCTGTGTGTAGGATGTTTTAATTTGTACATTTCCGGTTGTCTGATTTCCATCCATTGCTAAAGGGTACCCATCTACTATACTTACAGATGTGACACCTCCATTTCCAGCAGTAGTTGCAAATACAGCATTAGTAGCCCAACTCGCTGTACCTTGTAATGATCCTGTAATACCAGCTGATACATTTAATGAACCAGTCATTATAGTTGAGCCGGATATGTTTAAAGACCCAGTTACTGTGTGGGTATCTGCTGCACTATTACCAATCTTAGTACCTGTTCCTAGTACTTGAAATTCAGTACTGCCTGATGTAACTGTTAAGGATCCTGTTATTGTAGTTGAACCTGATATTATAGTTGGGCCTAGTACATTAATACTTCCTGTACCTCGAGGTGCTAAATCTAATGATATATCTGCTTGAGTTCCATTACTAATGGTTTCTATTCTTGGGTTGTTAGCGCTACCGGTTGAAACAGCTACTACTCTAATGTAATTGCTTGGTGCATTGGCTGTGGTAGTTGCATCTCTAAACGCTAATACTGTATTTCCGGATAGACTATCACGAAGTGTTATAACTGATGTATTAAATCTCCAGCTATTGCTATATGCAATTAGTGCCTGTGCTCCATCAGCTACAAATTCAATACCACCTCCAGGTACATATCTGAAGCCAGATGATGTTGCATTAGTAAAGGCATATGCTGGATTTGCTCGTGTTCCATTTTCAGCTAGAAACTGAGTTGTGGATCCACTTATTGTCAATGATCCAGTTACTATTATCCCACTACCAGATACTAATAAGCTACCTGTTATTACAGCATTACCAGTAAATGGAAAACCAGCTCCACCTGCGTTTAAAGCAAATGATGCTGTTGTAGCGAATGAAGCAGTGCCTAATAATGATCCTGTAAATGATCCACTAAATGATCCTGTATTGTATGAACCAGTAAAAGTATTATAGGATGATGTAAAAGCATTAAATGAAGATGTTGTAACAAAAGAACTTGTATTAATAGTAGTACCAGCATTTAAAGCATATGATGCTGTTGTAGCATATGATGATGTACCAGCAAACTGAGATGTGTTAGAGGATGTGTATTGGTTAAACGAAGCTGTTGTTAATAAAGACCCTGTATCTGCTGATGATCCGGCAGGGCCTTGTGAGCCAGAAGGACCAGCAGGGCCTTGTGGTCCAGGACTATTAACTTGTAATATACAAGTTACAGGTTGTGGTATAGTAATAGAGGTACATTTATTATTATCTGTAATAACAAGTGTATTACCTTCTGATAGTGCTACTATACTGTGGTTATAGTTTAATATTTCTACTTGGTGGCATGACATTATGGACGTGTTACTTCTTTACTTAATTTAACAGTTCCTTGTAATAAACGAATTACTTTGCCTGTATTAGTATCTGTCAATTCTAAATCATATATTGCTGTGTCAAAATCTAATGATTCAGTATCAGTATCAGATATTTTTATATATATCATTCCATCTGTGCCTCCAAAGTCAATACCGGTTCCATTAACACTAGGGTTACTTAGTGTAATATAAACAGTACCTCCATCGCTAGCATATCCTGATCTAATTTGCATATTTCCATCATATGAGGATACGTCTATAGGGACATTAGTTGAATCTTTGTATTCTAATTGTAGGTCTAGTGTTGCTCCCTGCTCTATTAGTAATGAATATTTTCCTGCTGCCATATTATTTTAGTTTATACACTTCCTGTTGTTTCGTAATTAAATAGTATTTGTGATTTAGTATAAAATTTACTACGAGCAGTAGCCATAGCTTTATTAACAGTATTTGGTATTATATAACCATTTACTTTTATAGTAAAAGTAGATTTAGCTGCTCTATCTGTATTGTTTTCTAATAATGTTGTTGTAGCAAAAGAATCAATTGATGCTCTAAATTTCCACCTTGCCGGATCTCCCCAGTATGAGTCGGAAGCCCATTGGATTGCTTCTACTAGTTTATTATTTTGTTCAACAAAATCTGTGAATATAATACAATTATATGTTAAAGTAACGTAATCTGGTACTGCGCTGATGTAGTATTGTTCAGATGGTTCTCTATTATTTAATACATCAAAAGCATCATATGCGTTTCTTTTATTATATTTTGATCCTATTACTTGATATAAATGAACTGTATTACCATCTAGTTTATTACCTATACTTCTATTTTTTTCAATGTTTTCACGTTTAAACATTATAAGTGGTGCCATTAAACGGCCACTATTATCACGATAAAAACCATCTGCTTGTACAGACTTCCATCTTTCAGGTGAGCCGTATAATACAGGAACAGCTATTTGTTGATCATTTTGTACCACGTTAGGTTTAATAACATTTTCAAAGTAGTACATTATAGCATTATCAATATCTTCTAAACCAATACTAATATCTTTTACAGTATCATTCTTCATAGAATAATCTGTACCTCGATTATGACTAAATACCGTTTCGCTAATCGGTTTTCCCTGATTAGCAAGATAGGGTTCATTGATAGCCTGTTGGGTTACCTCTGATTGATTTTTTGGTATTGGTTTTAATCTATTAGGCATTATAGTCTTTCTTTTGCTAATCCTAGCTTTTCTGGGCGTATGTAGAAACATTCTACTATAATAGACCAGGATGAACCAAAATTATCAGTATTACCTGAGTATGAATATAGTGGATCTTTACCTACTACCAATTGATTTTCATTTACATTATTTACCTCATAATAATCATTATTCCATAAAACAACATCTCCTACTTCAGGCACTATATTATATGTAAATCCTAATCCATCTGCTGGTTGGTCTGTGCTTAAGTCTATTCCTGCTAGATCATCTCTTAAGAAACGGCATTTAATACTACGAGCAATATCCATTCCAAAATCATCAGTTATAGCTTCTGTGTCGCCTCTTTCAATTAAACAGTTTATCAATACAGGATCGTTATATGTTTTTTTAGATGATTCACCATATACATTTGCTTGAGTCTTATCTAAATTTATCTTATAATATCCTACCTTTTGCTCAATAATATTATTTAACAATTCTCTATTTAAATGTCTAAATAGGCTTATGTCTCTATTTGCTCCGTATAATGCCATTAGTATTTACCTAGATTTTGAGTTGTTTTATATCTTGGAATAAATTGTAATAATCCGGGGATACGTTTTGATACCATAGCATCCTTTTTTATTCTATCAATATCCGTTTTAGGATCTGATGTTACAATATATTTCATATGTAATAAAGAGTATTCAAATTTATCTGTTGCTTTACTATCTAAAAATTCATTTTGTTCTATAGTGATAACAACAACACCTTCAAGTGCTCTTAATTGATTATATACTTCTACTTTGTTTGTATCAGTAGAGGTCTTTATTAGCACATCAATTCTATCTAAACTAATGGCTTCTAATAGTATGTTTTCTAATTTAATCATTAAAATATATAAATTGGTAATGCTACGTTTATTAGTGTTTTTTGCATAAAATCTGCTTCCATAGATTGATTTTCTAACTGTGTTTTACGAGAAGTCATTCCTAACATATCTCGTAAATTTTCTAGCAATTTTTCTTTTTCTGTACGAGCATCTGTTAATAAATCGTCTCCATTTAATGTTACCTCAGCCCCTGGAATAGGAATAGTTTGATATTTTTTTCTAACATAACCTAATGTTTCTTTTACTGCTGCTAAAGCAAATAATCTAATCCATTGTTTACCAATTGAGTTAATTTCGCTATAAACAGGATTAACATATGGTACATTACTAACATTAGTTACTAAAGTACTTGAACCTGAATCATAGTTTGGTGTAGCAGATGTTACGTTATTTCTTTCATCACGTTTAATATAATGAAAGAATAATTTTTCATTACGTCCTGGTATAGGAAATATTCTTAAATTGTTGTTTACTATATCAAAGCTAAATGCTGATTTTCTAATTTGATCATTTAATTCAATTGCTTGTAGTTTTTGAACGTCAAAATAGATAGGCATTAATAAGAAGTTAATACCAGGTGAAAACTGACCGAAGCCGAATGTTTCTAATAATGATTGAATACCAGTACCGGTACCGGCGTATGGATCAAAGTAACGAACAATAGCGGGAGGTGCTTCAAAAAACACACGTTTAATTTCAATACCACTACCGGATATACCTTGATCTAGTGCCCATTTTTTTAGGTCATAATCTTGTACACTAGCTGTTAAAGTTAATGACCCAGTATAATATGTTGTATACCCACCGACTCCGGCTTCAGATGCATAATTTTCAGCTATACGAATTATACTACCAAGATTAGGTGTAACTAATTTATTATTAAATGTTGTTGTATCACTTACTACATTACCCTCCATTGAAAGATAACCTTCACGTATTTTCCATTGGTAAACTTCGTTACCATATGTTGTGATAGCTTCTTCAAGAGCAGCATAAAAATTTACATCTTGTAATTCAACTTCTACAATAGGATAACCTAAGCGCCTTGCTGCCCAAGTTGCAAATAATGGAGCTTCTTGTTGAAATTCTAAATCATTATCATAAAAATAATATGGGGTATTACCCCATACTGGGCCAGGGTTATTATTCCAAATTGCTATATTAGCCATTAATTAGTATTTAACACGTATAAATATATGTATCTGTTATTTATCTGCCGTTATTTTCCATTATGCTCATAGTCTAATATCTTTCCCACCAAATCTGATCTATGGTTATGTTTAAGTTTTATATATTTAATTTCTGGGATTCTTTTAGATAATTCAATTACATACTCTAAACCATTATATTGATCTTTAATATCTCTTTGTTCATTGTCTCCATTAATAATGATACGACCATTTTTACCTAAACGTGTTAATATAGCTAACATTTCTGCTTTAGTAAGATTCTGTGCTTCTTCTACAATAAGTACTTCATCTATTGTTTTACCACGTATGAATTGTACTGGGAGTGCTATAACTTGTTTATCATTAATCATTTGTTCTATCTTCACCTTATCATAACATTTAATTAAATTTTCCTGGAATGCTTCTAAATATGGATTAAATTTATCATTTAAGCTACCGGGTAAAAATCCTAATGAATGACCTACTTCAACTGCTGCTCGTGTTACGTATATGTTTTCAAATTGTTTTTTAAAAACAAAATCTAACGCAGTTTGAGCGGATACTAATGATTTACCACATCCTGCTCTACCTGTTATAACCACTATTTGATTATCTATAATTAATCGCTTAGCTTCTTTCTGTTCTTCATTTAGTGTAATTTGATATTTAATATCACTTTTTAAAACCTTTTTTTGTTTAGATTTTTCATCTTGTTGTGTAGACATATACTTTATATTTGTTTTATATAAATATGAATAAAAAACCCGACCTTACGGGGTCGGGTTTTATTTTTTAACCTTACGGGGTTAAATTATGATATACTAGATTAAAGAGTATTTAAACCAGCAACATAAATTTTACCATAGTAGTCAGGACGGATCATCTTCTTAGCGTAACGAGTCATCAAACCTTTTCTTGGTGTGAAAGTGTTTGGATCGTATAACAATGGAGTCATGATCAATGGAACATA